AGACTGCTTTAGTATCGCCAGCAGGTATGGTTATGTTAGCACCAGAGCCTTGTGAAATAATTATATTTTGAGAACCACTTGTACCATTTTCTATAAACTGCATTCTATTTACAGTGTTTGGAGCAATTGTAATCGTACAAGCTGAATCTAATGTACCTGTGTATTTAACATACATAGCTCTAACTGGGTCAGTAGCTCCGTCTGCTATTGTGCTTGTGTGTGTATCTGCGTTAGTGGTAATTCCTTCTGTGCCATAACCTAAAGCTTCTCCGATCAACTCTAAATTCGTATTTGTTGTTGTGCCCCAAGTTCCACTAGCATCACCAGTGGCCATTTCGTTGAGTCTTAGATCATTTACGTATGTACTTGCCATTTATTATTCTCCGTTCAATTGATTATATTACCTTTCTTCTGCATAGTTAAGCAACATCTTCCCAACCGGGGGTTTGAGTTTGATCTATGGTGTTGTAGTCAGGCGTTTGTGTTTCATCTATAAGGCTCCAAACAAAAGGATTTCCAACTTCACCTGTAGCTGAAACTCCAATTACTAATATATTAGCTTTTGCTACAACCGTAGGGGATCCTAAAGATCCTGTTGCAGAAACGCCATTAATATCAAATCTTGCATTGTGATGTACGGTTACAGAACCAATTGAAGCTGTTGCTGCACCCAGTGTGACAGGTACATTTGCTTCACCATCTACATCTACAGAAAGACTTCCTACTGTTCCTACTGCACCCTGTACTGAAGCTATTGCTTGTGCATTTACGCCCGCAACGGGAGCGCCTGTTGTGCCTACTAAAGAACCTGGAACTACATTGGCTTCTGCGTCTATAGCAATCGTGCCTAAAGCACTTGTGCCTGCTTGTCCCGTTAAGGTTTGATTAGCTTCGGCATCTACACTTACAGAACCTAATGATGAAGTAGCAACTAATGTTGAAAGTGTTACATTGGATTCAGCATCTACACTTACAGAACCTAATGCTGAAGTTCCGGCTACCCCAGATATAGTGAAGCTTATAGGGACAGAATGGGGTTGACCCCAGGGACCTGCTCCCCATGTGGAACGACCCCATCCGACAGACATTTACTAGGCTATTCTAATTATCGCTGTGCCTGCTGCTGCGGCAGGAAATACAATTGTAAAGTCTCCTGCTGTGGATGTTTTATCCCCACCAAAATCTATGGTTGCTACAGATACATCAGAATTTGTGTCGTTATAAATCATACAACCTCTAGCTGTGACAGTGGCTGTACCGAAAGTTAGATCCGCAAAGTCTGTGAATCCTGTTGTACCACCGCTTGTTGGGTTTACATTAGTTAATGCTGCACCACCAGCAGTGTAGTTTGTTCCTGATACCTCAGCAGTTGTAGTATACGCAGTAGTCGCAGCACCCATTGTTGCTGAACTCGTGTACAAAGCCAGTTTAAATGAATTGCCGCCAGATGCTAAAAAATTATGTTTAGCTTCTAAAAGCTCTTTTTTAAAACTGGTTGTGAGTGTTGATGTAATTGCCATTATTTTAACTCCTTCAATATTATTGCTAAATCTTCTGCATCTCCTTGTATCAATTCTTGAATTAAAGATGCCTTATATGATTTTATAGCATTATTCAAGTAAATCAAACACACTCTATAAATTAAATTTCTATAAGCCCTAGCCTGTTCTTTAATATGCGGTTCACTATCATCAGAATACACACATATTTTTTCAGTTAATTGCTCTGCCCAAAACTCAGGAGGATGTCCTCCGTATTTTGAAGTAGCTACTTCTACCAATCCTAGTTCTGGTAAACCGTCTGGTGTAATTTTATCTACCATTCTTTTGGTTCTGGTACTATTGTCTCAAGATGGCCGTCATTTCTGTCTATTAAAATAGGTTTTACAATTTCTTTTTCATGACCTTCTGTAGCTTCACTTTTTTTCATGCTAGTCATAAAGCCCTTTCCATCTCCCATGGCAACCAATGGGTCATCAAGTCTATGATATCCATATAGTTTTTCTTCTGCTATAACATTTGTATCCAATAGTGCGCTTGATTTTGCTACTTCAATTTCTACGCCAAGATGCATGCCTTTGCATAACCAAAACTCTACACACGCTCTTCCAGATTCTGCAAAATGAAGATTATTTTTATAACTAAAATCTATTCCAAACATTTTAATTGTTTTAACTTTACTCCACAAAGCAAAAGCAACTGCATAAGCAACTGTATTATTTATATAACAACAGTTAAATTCTTCTAATATTTCATTAATTGGAAATTCAATTAAATTCGTGCATCTATCATCAAGTTCACAAGTATAAATAGGTTTATCATCATTCAATAGAACTTCAGTCATTCCACTTGTTTGACCCCCGGCATCATCACTATCTAAAAACCTACTGACTGGATCCATCATAAAAGTTCTGTCATGAAATATTACAGATCCAACAGCGTTAATAGCCCATACTTCATCAAAATGAACTCCGTGTGATTTAGCTAAATTATAATCATGCCAACTTTTGCCCAGGCCTACAATAGCCACGCTTTTACCTTCTAGGCTTTTAATTCTCTCCATATCTCTCTCCTTTTATGTAACTTCAGTTCTAAGTGAATCGTATCTGTATTCGTCTCTTCTTCCTCTGGCTTCAGCCATATTTTTTAATCTTTGAATTTCTTGACCAAATCTTGTTTCATATAAAACTTGAATCTCTGGCTCACCTTTCATGAACGTAGAAGCTTCTATTAAACAACCGTAAAGCAATGCGTTACGAGCATTTTTAGAAACCCAGGTTCCAGTTGTTTGTAAAGTTAAACTGGTTGGTTCATAAAGATAATGTAATTCAATGTTGTAATCTTGATCAGGAACAGGTGAAACTATTAAAGTAGATCCATTATTACTTGCACTAGAAAGATTTTTATCAAAATCTGCATAATACAAAGGTCTTCCTCTTTCTGAGGTGGCTACTGCATCATTAGAATATTCACGCATGAAACTGGTGTGCTTCTTGTCTAAGTAGTGGTAATCGTTATTGCTATCTATAATAGCTAAAGAAAAACTTAGTTCAAAATCTGTTGGAGCTGTAAGATAAGTATTACCAGTTGTTAAACTACCAGTAACATTTTTTCTAAAAAAATCAAATTGAATTAATTCAGAAATTCTTTCTTCAGTATTTATAATCATATCATCTAATGTTGCAACAAAAGTTGTTTCATCATTTTCTACATAATTTTGTATGAGTGTTTTTAGTTCAGATAAAGTCATAATGTAATTGTAACCTCTCCAATTGAGCCTGTCATTTTGTCTACTGTAAAACTTGATCCAATAATATCCGGGTCCATAGAGTTGCCTTTCTCTATATTGGTGTAAATTACAACAATAAAACCCTGACCAACTCCAAGGTCTTGACTAGGTCTGGGTTTATACAAAGCTTCTGGATCCATTACATGAGGTAATGGTTCTAATTGAGGGTGTTTAGGTTCAAAACATGTAGGACATGTTTTTAGATCGTTCCATTCTTGTCTTAATTCAGAAAGCTTATATTGAAAACCGCATCTATCACAAATGGCTTTTGCATATTTACCAAGTGCATATGCCATAATTATAATCCCATTCTATAAGGAGCAATTCTAAAAGAGGTTCTGTCTTCATCTTGACTTAAAGCTCTTTCAAATTCTTCTTCATAAACTTCTTTTAAAATTACTACTCTTTCTGGAGCTTTTTTAATTGCTATGTAGTAAGCAAGCCCGGCTGCGAAACAAGGATAAAATCTAAAAGGCATGTCCATTGTGTTAGTTCCTTTATCAGCATCATCCATTCTTACAAGTTTATTAAAAACTAATACGTCTGTGCTATTTTCTGGGGCTGGCCATATTTTTAAAACAGGAATAATACTTTTGTCAAAGAAAAATTGAGACGGCCTAGATTTAGTTGATTTTGTAGGTATGTTTAAATACTCACTCCTACTTACTCTAGACATTTGCAAATCTAAGTTAGTACCATCAGTGTTTCTTCTTATAGAACAATCCAATATATCAATAATATTAGAAGTTAATGTGTAATCATTTTGTGATTCAGTAACAGTTTGAGTAGCTTGTTCTACAGTCCATTGGTTTAATCCTCTGTTAGCCCATTCAGCTAACATAAGGTTTATAGATCTTTTTGCTGTTTTTAAATCATAACCAGTTCTTAACTCTAATCCACATCTTTCAAATGCTTCTTCTACAAACTCAGCAACATTTGGTTCAAAGTCTGTACTACTTGATGTTGTCATTTACTTACCTCTTTGTAATATAGCTTTTTTCTTTGCACTTTTATTAAGATCTCCATAATGAAAAACAGGTTTACTTGTTTTAGTATGATTTTTATTGGTATGCAATTTTCCATTAGGCATCTTATGATACGATCCTTTCCAAACAGTACCATCTTTTAAATAATGTTTTACATTCATTCCCATTATGAATATTTAGTTTTTTTTCTTCTGTTGCTCATTACTTTACCACAACCTCTTGCAATTTTTCTTACCTCTCCTCCGTCTTTCTTCTTTATAAAACCTGACTTCATATTTGCGTAGGCTTTTGGACTTATAGTAGATTTCTTTTTAGAACGACTAGTTCCTGCTTTTTTTCTTTTATTAATATTTTCGTATAAACTCATTTAACATTTCCATCTTTTACGTGCTTGACGTAGTCTTGAATTAGGATTTTTTGCTGCTTTAGGAAACTTTTTCATCTGTCCGGCTGATCTAGCGCAA